ATATTATCCTTCTTAACACGATATCCAGGTCTAAACGCCCATACAACCCCTTTGTAACTCTTGTCGAAAAAATCAAGAATCTCTTCCGCATACCCAAAACAACAATCAGTTCGTTTCGTGTAATCCGAATGTTCAGTTGCTCTAGTCACCCCATTCTCTTCTACCGTACCGGCATTTCTGAGAATGGGAACATTCAATTGCTCATAAGTATCGAACGGTTGCACTTCGTCTCTAGAAAATTTTACATGATGTAGAGACCATCCGTATCCTTCAGATCCAGGTTCGAACATTCTGTTTCCGAACTTATCATCATAGGTCTTAACTACAGAATCTCGTTTTTCCTTCAACTGCTCATACCATTTTTGCAGCTTATTGATATCAACTATCACCGAAGGATTCCAAACAATGAATTCCTCAGTCATCAGTATACCCTTCACGATCCTCGTTGTGCCAAGGAAACTTGTAAACAGAATCAAAAGGATCCTGGCAACTCAAGAATAGCTGACTTCTGTAAAGTTCTTCCATTTCATCAAACCCTCCACCCATATAGTTCGAATACGCTATAATGGCCATCCTATACTCAGAGGAATTATTCACGGCTTCATGCCACATCTTGACATCTACAAGTGTAGGAACATTGGAATACCTAAAAGACAAGATAGTCTCTCCGCGTCTTCCGTTTTTGAAATTCAATACGTGGTCTATTTTCGGGTTCAAAGTAAAAAACAACACAGAATTCCTAGTCTTGTCTTTGTGAGTAGGAAGAGTTGTTTTCGGAAATATCCTGAAGTACCTAAACCCGGCTATCAATGCATTAGCCTCCTTGGTGAATTTGTTTCTAAACATTTCCAACTCTATACCCAGGACTTCGGCCACCTGAGTAAGCCCTGATGGCGTTGTAGTCCACGCAGCATCTGGCAGATTGCAAATATTATGCACCAAACGTTCTTCAAATTCAGGGTTCAATGTTAGTTCTGGAAGAGGTAATATGTACATTAGAAACTCTCCGGGTAAGGACTCTTCCTGACATCATATTCTCCATAAGGATCTGGCTCTTCACTAGGAAATTGATAATCATTCATTTCTTGACAGGTAAACAGTCTCTTAGCTTTATACAATGCAGAAACCGTATCAAAATTGTATTCGTTATGAAATGAAAACGTTAGCGATATTCGTTCTTCGTCAGCCTCATGAACCATGCTATGCCATTTATTGCTGTCCATTAACAGTGGGGTGTCTCTATATGTGATTGAGAACATTTTTTTGTAATCGTTGCTGGGACCCTCACAGAAATGAAAGGTAGATTTTTCATGTCCAAAAATGGGATATATAATCACTGCATTACGACATAGATCCTTATGGGGCTCAAGTTCTCTATTCGGCTGGAATCTATGAAGTTCCATTGTGATATTCAGATTCAAGAATTCGCTATGGTCCAAAGAAAATAATGGGCTCAGCATCTGAAAGATCTTTTCATCTGGCCTTAATAAATGCCAGTAAGCCATAGTTTGTTCTTCATCATTTCTTGCTCCCCTTCTCCACCAGCGTTCTTCGTTCTTCACAAGCTCCAGAATAGTGTTTTTAGTATCGGCGTCAAGACGCAATTCAGGAACGGGCATGATGTACATAATTCAATCTCTCCTTCAAAAACTCGTAGTCATGATCAAAAAACGATATGCAGAAGCAATATCGCTCCTTGTCAATTCTATTCTCTCCACTATGCCATATAGTTGAATTATCAAATAGGAGCGTTTCATTTTTAACAAATGGGATACTATTGATCGGTGGACCATCTTCAGTTTCATGAATATGAAGAAAGGACTCTTCACAGTTCAAAAAAGGAAAAAGAACTACTGTTTTTCTAACCCAATCTTTGTGGATATTTATGGCTGTTTTCGGAGCCATTTTGTAAATCAATGAAGCATAAGTGGACTTCCCTTCATCGTTCTCTATCGGAATTCCGTTAGCTTTCATAATTTCCTGCACATGATAGTACAAATTCCTTTCATCCAAATGTTCGCCATCTTCTGATATCTTATACCAAAATGTTTTGGGAAGAGGGGTTTCCACTTTGAATCCTTGTCGGTATTCCTCTGGTTTAAGATCATGTGCGACATTACAAAAAAGAGAGACCACGCTATGAGAACCCCCACGAACGAGTTGGGTGTGCAACTTCTTTGGTTTACATATATATGTTGGATCCAGCCAATGCATTATTTTATTCCCATGCTTGCCGTTTTCTAGGAAGCTCATAGGCGAACCCGTTTGTTCCCACATAGGAAAATATGTCTTGCTGTCCGTCCAATGAAATAACTAGATGAATTCTCTCATGCACCAAGCTCTCATTAATTGCTTCATGCCTAATACCGCTGTTTATAACATAGATTCTACCGGGCTTCATCCTATACGTAGTTTCCCCTAGATCCTTATGAAAGAACTTCATATAGGACAGAGACTGTGCAGTCATGGGTATATGCGCCTTCAGGCAGTATTTGGGATTATAGTCGATATGGTTAACCAGTTTTTCCCCTGGTCGAAGCCTTACAAATCTTGCTCTAACGGTATTAGCTCTGAACATATTGAGAATGGCTTCGATATATCCGCCTCTAAGATTCTTCGGCATTTTCGTATAATTGCGTTCGTCAATGAGAGGATCATAATCTTCATTCAATTTTATTACCGAACGAAGTCGCTGTCTCACGCTAAGGGTTCTTTGGTGATCAGCCCAGGGAATCCCCCTTTCTTCGTCTCTCTCCTTCTGGATCCTGACTGCTTCGTCACTTGGAAGATGTACAACCATTGGCCAATATTCTTCTGGCGTGCAGTATCTCAAACCAAAGGCATATCCTATAACTTCATCTTCGAAAATAGAATGCTCTCGGCCTTTGTAGGTATTGTATTCATCGAGAAGAGCGTGAGCATCCACCCTCTTGCTGGTCAATTCAACCAGCGGAGGCAGTTCATATGTTCCGTATCTAGATTTCCATTCTTTCTCCAGATTACGTCCTGGAAATAACGTCTTCTGGAAATCGATCTTTGATATCATTAAATCTACACCCCACTAAAAGAACTACCCTATCTTCGGTTCCGTTGTTTTCTACCCTGTGAGAAAATCCAGTATTCATAAACCAAACCTCCCCTGGTTGCAAAACCTTAGATTCTACCTCTTTTCTTCTTCGAATTTGCCAATGACAAGATCCAATAATAGGAATTTGCACTCTACAAGCATAGCTCGTGTTCGAATCGATATGCCAATCCAATACTTCGCCGGGAGGAAGTATAGCCACCCTAGCTCGGAAATGGTTTGGTATAAGCTCATACAGAATTTTTCCGATTTCATTGTAGATAGACTCAACTGTATATCCTATGTAATCAAATTCTGTTTTCTCTCTTTCGAGTGTAGGATTGGTTTGCTGGAAAAGAAGTTGCCGATATGTTGATGGAAAATACGTTTTGAGAGGACAAGTTTGAGCAATCTCATACATTGCCGAATTATTGATGTCATTACGATTAGGCCAATTATCCACCTGCCGTTTTACACTTGCTCGAAACGCTTCAAATGAACCGACATCATTCACATCTCCCAACTTATGATAATTGGGAAGAAGTTTTCTATCTGGTCCATCACCCTTGATATGCTCTGGTACCTTCATTTCTTTGTCACTCCAAACTTGTACTTCCATTGACCCATAGTCATCACCTTTAACGGAAAACATAGGGGCTTTTCCGTCAGATTCATAACTGCTACATTCTGCCAACAATTCTTGGTCTCATAACACCCAGAATACTGTGTCGGACAGGTAAAATACATATTATCCAGTAACTCCCATTCTCCATCATGGTCATGATATTTATTCATCCACTGGACAATAGTCTCTAGACTTTTTCTTCTATGCGCAAACTCTACAGACACAAACACCGTATCCAAATTTCTAGCTCTGGCTTCTTCAATTTGGAAAGGTAGCATATAACGCGCTATAAGGCCCCTGTCGAGCTTTCTCGTCCCTTTGGTGGGTACCATACCCTTGAACCGTATTTCGGGCTTGTAGTACGCCCTGTTGGCTGCACGGGCCATATTTCCAGGATATATCTGACCATATAGACCAGAGAACGCCACAACATCATCGGTGTCAGGATCCATGAGAACTGTGAAAGAGATATGTTTGTCTACAAGGGCTTCCAACCCTTCATAATTCTTTTTGTTCCTGATGTTGTCTTCTTCCTGAATGAATCTAAGGGTATCTCGAAACTTGTCCCAGATATAGCTATCCCCGGAATCAACCAGATCGATGATTATGTAATCCTTCATTTTCTTCCTATCACCATGAATCTACGAAATTCCTTATCTGGGTATGAAAACTTCGTCTCTCCCCAATACTCAAACTTCGACAACGGATATCTATTTTTGAATTCATCCAAACTGTCTACTGTGTTCACATGCTCTTCATGTTCCATATCTGTACTCTGAAGAGCCACCAGCACTCCTTCTGGAATCTTGAAGAACCAATCTTGCTTGTCAAAATGCTCAGTAGAAGTGTTTATGACAATCGTAGGATCATTACCCGGCCTAGTCCATTTTTGCTCATTGACATCTTTCGTAACTGCCTTAAACTTCCAATCTTTCATGACCCAATGACAATTGATTTCATCAGCGATGGCTTCACAGGCAGGATCAATATCCAATGAACGAACCCACTGCACATATTTTATATTACCACGAGTCAGTAATATGAAAGGAAGAACTCCATACCATCCCGCATATACCGCTATCCGATGATCGTGTCTAGTATACTGAATACCTTCACATTGCAATTCCAAGTACTGACACAACCATATTTTAGATGCTATCTGACTATCAGACCACGCATCTACTTGCATAGAAATCGTTTTCTTTTCAGTAGCCATACTTTTTCTCCCACACCTCTTTCAAAAAAGAGAAATCGTTTATCCTTTCTGGATTTCTCGGGTTACTTCCGAACCAATCTATAGCATCGCTAGCTCCATCAATCGCAAAAGTTCCATATTCCGCTTCTTTCCCTTCCGTCAACCATGCAGCAATCCATTTTCTGATATCCTTATATTCCTGCTTGCTTATCATGGTATCCATCTTCGTTCTCAATTTGAACACCTCCCGAAACCCAGCACGCCAAGAATGAAATTCACTGGTATTGAATCTGTTTATGGACGCAGGAGTCTTCTCGTAATGAAATACTCCCCCAAGCGTTGTAGCAAAATCTAAACGGGCTTCAAACCTTTCCATGGGATAAGACAAAACAGAATGCTTCGGAAGCAGCTTGACTCCCCCATTACCATAACGCAACCCATTAACCGCGTTTATGGACTCCCACACACAGACCTTAATAATACCATCCCTCGGTCTGTCCCATTTGAATGAAAAATCAAAATCATCCTGTATGATATTATCTCCATCTACTACCCAGAAATACTCAGTTAGAGATACCTTAGCCGCTTCCTTATGAGCCTGAACTATTCCGTTCACCCCATGTATTCTCTTTGCATGAGAAAACCGTGAGACAAGATGTGCATAATTCTCGTCAGCTTCTGGTTCATCATAACTTAGAAAAACAAGATCATACATTAGTAGTGTCGTATTCCATGTTCTTTAGCAAACGCTTTTGCTTGGTCATCATTATTGATAAGAGGCTGGCCCTTTGTGTTGAGACTGGTATTCAACAAAACTGAACACCCCGTTGCTTCTCCCCACCTCTCTAATAGATCAGCTAAGTGGGGATTCTGGTCACGAGTTACTGTTTGGACTCGACAGGTATTATCTATATGAACTACCGCCGATAATTCTCTAGGTTTCTTAACCTTCACCGCATATTGCATATATGGCAAAGATGTTCTCTTACCCATATCAAAATACTCGCTAGCCCTTTCCTCTAATACACATGCCGCAAACGGGCGAAACGATTGTCGTTGTTTTATTTTGTTCATCTTATGCCTAGATGTTCTGAACCTGGGATCTATAAGCAACGACCTATTACCAAGAGCCCTCGGACCAAACTCTGCCCTTCCCCAAGTCCACGCTATAGGATTTCCGGCCAGTAATTCACGAATAGAGTCCTCTTTATAACCGTCTTCTATTTCTCCCCACGGCTCGGCTCCCAAGTACGGACTCTCCCAGGAAACATGTTCTCCCAAATATGCTAAAGCGGCACCCAACGATGATCCCGCGTCTCCCGGATTAGGCATAATCCACACATCATCGAAAACTCCATTCAACAAAACATTAGAATTGGCTACACAATTAAGTGCGACCCCTCCCATATAAACAAGGTTCTGCTGTTTGGTTGTATATTCTACCCAATCAAACAACCGCTCTAAATATTCCTCCAAGACTTTTTGTATACTAGCTGCTAAGTCTGTCGGATCTGCTGCTGGCATCCAATTTCCTATACCCGTATGAACATTCTGCTTCAGTGTATATTCAGGCCCCTCTCCTAGCTCGATGAAGTCCCTCTTTATAGCATCCGAATATTTCGGAACGCCATACGCTGACAACGCCATAAGACTATGCTCTTCTTCGTTTGGTTTGAATCCACATCGTTGGGTAAAAGCAGAATACAACAGCCCCATACTGTTTGGGTACTTCGCAGACCAAATCTTCTTCATAGAATTGCCTTTACCAATCCAAACGCTTGTAGTATCCCATTCACCTATAGCATCAATCACCACAATTGCAGCCTCTTCGAACGGACTGGTGTAAAAACCGGCAGCAGCATGGGATTCATGGTGCCCTACAGTGACTAATTTTTGTTCATAGTACTGTATTCCCATATTCTCTTTCATGAGACCCAGATCTCTAATATGTTGATATACACTTGGCCCCCTACGTTGTCCTGCGTACAATCGTCTGGTCCAATTCAAAAACGGGTTTTCATAATAAACAACAACATCGGGAGCGGGGGGCTTGTGATACCATCTCTGACACAACTCTGCGTCTCTGACTATCGCCGGGTTCAAAAATTTATCGTTTTTGACTCCACTATATCTCTCCGAGTGACCAGCAAATACAATGTGTCCATCATAAATCACAGACAAAGAAGCATCATGGAATCCAGCGCTGATTCCCCATATCACTTCATCATTCTTTTTACTCATAGATCCAACTCCAGAAACTTATCCGCAATTATCTTCCCCCATACATCATGTCCCTTCTCGGTTGGATGACCACGAGGAAGCATCTCTAACTTCTTTTCAAAAGTCAAATAATTCGACAAGGTGCCAAGACGATCATCAAATCTGAAAAACCTATCTCTATCAACCAGTTTAAACACCGAAGAATTTTGCGTTTTGTCTGGTCTTGCTTTCCAGCAAGAATTGAAAAAGAAATATGGAAATCCATATTCTTTCAAATAAGATTGCATCGTGACTAAATGGGTGCTGTATCTAGAATTCGATTCTCCAGCACTAACAAAATGGTCCCCATACAGTCTCATGAACTTGGCGGAAACGTCTTTTGTATCGAAGAAATTTTGGTAATATTTTATATAACACTCTTCGTCCTCCATTCCTTCTCGGTCTGGAGATTGGTAGAATTCTGTTCGTCTGGGCATAGACCATCCAATAATCACCAACAGCTTGGTTGGATCATTCCCTCGTTCCATCCAATCAGATGTGAACTTCATAGCCCTTCTAACACATCTGCAATTAGAACCTGCACCAAGGCCATCATTAATAATATTACCTGGAGGCACACCAAGATGATATGCCACCCTGGTCGGGTACACATGCTTTAATCTATACTCATTGTCAATACATACACCGCGAACCTCCCCCTCCGCAAGTTCGTCTCCGTAGGTGAAAGAATCACCCACCGCATAGACATGATATTCAGTACGTGAATGGATCTTCATCGTTGCCCAACCTCTTTCTCATTGCCCGAACCTTCTTTCGATGCTTATACCACTTTACTATATTCTGTACCCACTTCTTCAACATCACTTACTCCCCATCATTTTCTTGAACAATCGTGACCCTCTGGAATCCAGATCTGCTACAGAGATGTCCAATCTGATTTCAAGTAATTTACCCAATCCTACAAAGGTTTCTTCCATTTCTCCTTCTAACAAATTTGCTTCCATGAATCTCAGTTCCATAGAATCGAAATCCGATATACTACTCAAATCAAAATCGTCCGTTGTTGTCAAATATGCTCCAGTCCTAGCACCAAACATACACCAAAATCCATTTTCCACATCTGCGCCAACAGAACACCAAACACTCAACTTCATGTTGTTGGAAGACTGTATTACACTCGGCCTCTCTATAGGTTTAACTTTAACCCCCTGATGGAGGGCCATTTTTACTCCTTCTCTAAACCCTGCTCTATATGCTTGTTCTCTACTTCCGTTTGGATATGTTGTTGTCCACTCCCCACGAATATGTTTATAGTCGTCATCATAGCAAAAGTCCACCCTCTCAGAATCTGTCTCAGCATGTTCATGTGTTTTCATCTCTAGCGCAAATTCTTTGGTCCAACACTTCGGACCCCCATTACCATACACCAAACCGTTTACCACATTTCGTGCATCCCACGATAATACCTTTCGACTCTTATCCAACTCTTCTGGTATGGTTTGATCAAGAAACCCATCATTGATTCGGCTGTCTCCATCAATGGTTATAAACCGCCTCGTACTGGATTGCTTAGCACACTCCTTGTGAGCATTGTCAAATCCCTTCACTCCATGCACCCTTTTTGCCAATGGGAACTTGGCCTTCAGATCGGCATAATTCTCGTTCGCATTGGGTTCGTCATAACTGAGAAGGAACACATCGTAATCCGATAATCTATTCATCATTATCTATTTCCAATGAGCAGACTAGATTGGTGCCCCTTGTGAACACACTAAACTCGTTTCTCGGATCATGCCAATGGAATTTGTTCTCTACTTCATAGTAGTGTGACATAAACTCAGCATAAAGTACATTCGGGTCCCCTTTTTTCGTAACGAAAAAATACAGAGGCATATTAGGATCCTCTGGTGGCTCATACATAGATACCGAAAACAATACAGGCCCACCACTTGGAGACGGAAGTACAGCTTTTATAATCACATCAGGATTTTCTTGTTCTCCCACCTCCATAAATGCTGACACGAGAGAATTGAAGGTCTCTTCACCAGTTCTCTTCATTATCATTCTTTCAGAAGCAGCATCCCAAACTAGTTTCCAATCAGAGGAAATTTCCCTTCCCTCCATAAACTTCCTGCCAAGTTCATCAGAAATTTCCACAAAATTCCCTTCGAATCGAGTCGCGGGTGTAATCCTGGTTATCCTTGCTTCGGTGTTATTCAGGTTGGTGAACTCATAATACACTCTCATACATCTTCTCCAGTACTTCTATCTTTTCGTCATCCATGAAACTCTTTATATGATAATGAAACGGCCATAGTTGGCGATGGTTTTGTATAGTAAGATATTGATGGTTGAATCCTATATGCAAAAATTTTGTCCAATCTTCGCATACAATCCTAGTAGGATCCTCGAAATTCTGACATCCAGATCTCATATGAACAAATGTCGGAGTAACGGAGTACTTGGGAAATCTCAACCCCATCAATTTAGCCGCCACCGAGAAGGCCACATCTCCAGACAACCTTTCCGGCAAATCGGGCATAAAATGATACCACACATATTCTTCCCCAAACTCTCTTATGGCTTCTATTGGATACTGCCTGTTATCTAGATGGTATTTCATCCTAGACCAAAAATCCGTCACGTCCCTAATCAGATCGAAATACTCTTTATTTCTCTCGTTCTTCTTGAAATACAAAAATGCTGTGTATAACGAAGGCAATTCGTTGCTAAGAAACTTCTTTCTATACTCGCTCACTACGATGTGTTCATTTCGATATGTTCTCGGAATCATGCAGGGCTGAATATCAATCTCACACATCGAATCCCACCAATATCCTATATTTTGTCCCCCAGGAGGAAATATCATATCAGCGTCTAATAAAACAGTCTCTTCATAGGGAGATAGATTGTACACCTTCCATTTGTTCAAAACCTTCCATTCAGTATGGAACGACCTATCCATTCCATACATTTCTACAACATTATCAAACACCGTTGCATACTTTTCTGGAACCTCAGTACCTTCCGGGACACACACCGTGAGATATGGATGATCTTGTCCAGTAGCTTTCAAACTCAATGCAAGCGCGTATGCCATCTTGAGATAGTCGCCGCTCTTGCTATTTTCTGCTACTGTTATGTAGCCTCTTCTTCTCATGTTATACGCCATAAGTTGTTGTAAACCCCCTAGCAGCGTCCTGAAGAGACTCCTTGTTCATAATGTGAATGTTTGTAGGGCACAAAGATGATCGATTTTTATCATCATGGATATGAATCAACTGTTGATTCACCTGACTAATTGTATGTTTTTCCTTAGTCATAATCATAGTCTTATCTGGAAGTGGTCTAGAATATCCATCACTGCAATATCCCCCCATAACATGATCAGCTACAGAAAAAATATAGTCATTTCGATATTGCCCAGACCTAAACCCATAAACTAATGAGTAGTACCTGTACTTTTCCGATACTTCCTTAGCTATCTCAAAAAACCGTGCAGTGGCATCAGTCTTCTTAAAATACACAACCGTAGCCCATCGCATGGGAATTGACGTATCACTAATCCTTATGTGTTCTGGACTATCAAGATTTTTTTCAAAATCCAAAGCAAAGATGAACTCTCTATTCATAAGAAGATCATGACTGGCATTCCACGCCCTGTTCAAAGACTCATTCAACACCAAATAATCCACATCAATTACTATGTTTTCATCAAACTCAGTCAGATCAAAAATATCCGTCCTGTATGTATTGTAATAGGTTGCCTGTTTATATTCTCCGTTCGAATAATAGGGTCGCAGGGTCCCGGTTTCTCTCGGTAGTTTAGGATCCAAGATTACTATTTTGTCAAATATCTTTCTGAATACTGCTTCATTGGTATTGAGAGTTTTTTCATCAGTAAAGAGTTGCAAGGCTTCACAATACATATTCTTACTAACAAGCCATCCCGCCATAATTGCCAATTTGCCATAATCGATAAGTTCGTTGTTAAATGCGAACATCGAAACGGCTCTAGTTGCATCCTTACCCATCCTCATTGAAAATCCCCTCCGTTTTCTTTATGAGATTTTCATATTCTGTGAAATAGGACAAGGTAGCTTCGTTGTATGTGGTTTCGGCTATTTTCGGAAACTCCTTGTATGGCCCCAGATTGACCAGAACAGGAAATCCATGGTCATCTATTACAACAGCTTTTTGCCTTTCCTCGTTCAAATTCAAATACCCCAATAATTCCATACTGGCAGTAAAAAAATGACCATCATATGCGAACACGCAGTCTGATTGGAATTTTAGTTTGAGATTTTGAACGCTAGCAGAAAAGAAAGCAGATCTATTCGTAATAGATAGAAGTTTCTCGTATCGTTCTTTTTCCATGATGGATACCTGAATTTGGCCTATATACAAAAGATATATTAGTAGGCCGGTATATCAAGTACCAGTTGCTATCGAGGTGGTAGTTACCGGTAATCCTGTACGAAACGTTGATGGATCTGGATCAGTAAGGAAAACATCTCCTTCTCTCAAATCTACAAAAGACCTGAATGTTCCACTAACTTGATCAAAGAATCCGCCACTAACATGGATATCCTGATAATCAATTCTAAACTCAAGCTGTAATCCCTTATCATCAGGCCCCGTAGGGCCTAGAACGCTTCTCGCCTGAATAATAATTCTATTGGCGGAATAAGCTCCACCTCCACCCGCCTGAGCATTGGTTATCGAAAAGATTGTCTGAAAAGAAGTTGTCATATCATAGTAACCGAGAGTGGTTGGTAGTGAGGTTGCTCCAGTATTGGTGGTATCATCAAAATCAAAAATAACAGTTCCCATAGCAGCCAACACAAAATCCCACGCAAGATCTTGTGTAGTTCCGGCTCCACCAGTTCTAGTTGCACGAATTCTTATTTGTCCACCAGAATTAAACCACTGTCTGGCTGCGTCTCCACTAGTAAAAGACTGTTGAAATATGTGGGTAAGTTGATTAGACCAAGCAGCACCCCTAGTATCTGTTAGTGCCGGGGAAATCAAGCTAGTTGAACCACTACCAACAGCAGTAGGATCCACCCGAATAGCTGCAACAGAAGTAGGAAAACTTCCAGTTTTCACTGGACCAGAACCCTGGGTTGTACTTGAAATAATAGCACCTGTTGGTTCGGCACCATCAACAGGATCGGTTACATCACCTGTTTTAACTAATGTTCCAGTGACAAGCCGAGTAGTACCACCAGCATTATCAAATCCAGCAAAATCAGCATCACCCGTTGTTGTAACTATTGCTGTAACAACAAGATCAGAAATCGCTTGGCCAGTTTCAGCACCAGTGAATGGAATGGCAATCAAAGTTTCTGTAGTAACAGCCGGGGGTGTTGTAGAAGTATCAAAAAACCAGCAACGATACGTAGTGGTTGTAGATGTAATATCAAACCATGCACCCGGAGTCGCCCCGGTCGGTAAGCTCGCACCTGGGATTCCGGTCCAATCAAGAGACATACTTTCAGGAACACCTGAGTAGGATTGAATTTTAGTAAAAGTTGGAGAACCTACAATCTCGGATAAAAGGGGAAGGCCAACTACTAATCCTTGATGGTCTGCGCAAATCTGAACAGCTTCTAGAAGAACTCTCCACTCAGCAGCAGAAATAATCTGATCGACAGCCACAGAGACTAACGGAGCGGCTTCTACTGGAACCATGGTCTGGCCATAGCCAAAGAACTTACGGGGGGGAGCGGGTCCGAAGTCTGAGAACCCAATCCCGAATACATCATCGGTGTCCGACTGAAAGCCGTTATAATCCGACGCTTCTATTAAGCCACCTACATTATATGCCATATTACTTTAAAGTGTTTATTGTGATTTCAACCAACTTCACGCCTTGGGCATCATTAGATTCTAGTGCTCTTCCGATAATCATCTTATCTCGGGAAGATACGCTATTACTGACCGCTTGAGCATGTCCCACACAGCAAGGAACGATTCGATCTCCTTTCTTCACTGGTCCGTGGACCAAGCAAGGAACTCTTCCTATCTGTGCTATTGGCAAATATAGTCCGTCGCTCCCAGCATTCAAGACATAGGCAGGATTTGTTGAAACAACACCAAGAACATCATTATCTAAATCGCCCTTAGATGCTGTAATTTCAGAATCTCCATTCACATTAATACTAACCACTGTTCCTGGTTCGTACTGTTCGTCAGATTCGTAATATTCAGCCAAATCAGCATAATTGGCATTTAAGGTGCCAACGACCGTAAGCGGAGTATCTGTTATGATCATGCTGGAACCTGCACCGAATGTCAGGGTCCCACCAGCCGCGATGGTAGCAATGGAAAAAGTAGCGGAACCGGGCAAACCGGCTCCTATAGTAGTTCCATCTATTGTAAAATTGGGTCCGTTATCTCCGTCGATATTAACTCCGTCTATAATGGGACGGTCAGTTGATGATCCCAGATTAATAACGTCTCTTGTTGCCTTAGTTGTCATTATTATGTCCTCATACTAGGAACCAGTTGGTGCCATCGAACACAATGGTCACGGAACCGAAATTTGTATTAATCACTAGAGGCGATGCTGCTCCATCAAACGTTCTCGCCGCATGTACAATATTTATGTTATTGATAGTAGCCCCACCAGATTCGTCCTTTATTGTAACTCTTCGTCCAGAACCAGAGGTTCCGCCAGGAACAGAAGAAACATCAATGGTAACCGAGAAGGAGGTATTTCTAACACCAATATAACTTTCATCAGAACCCAAAGTATGGGTGGATGTATTGATTCCCTGTCTAGCTTCAAAAAGAACTCCAGTATCTGCTGTAACCTGAAGCTCGGTACCTAAATCAGTAATAGTAACGCCTGGGCCTTCCGTAAGAGATTTGAATCTAAGATCCACGCCAGATTTTGTCGAAAACACTCCGAATCCTGCTCCAAGATTAGATGCAGTATTCGCCTCTCCAGAAGCTGGAGCAGTAACTGCGCTCTTGATAGAACGAATAACAATATCTTCGGTTCCCGCTGTTGGGACATTTAAAACGATATCATCATTAACAAATGATGGTGTCCAGAATACTACTGGATCTCCTATTGCAAATGCATCCGCTGTGGCACTAACAATAGCATATTCAAATTCAGTTACACCAGGAGTAGCCGTTATAGTCTTGGACCCAGCAAATGCGTCCTGACCGGGAGTAGAAGTATCAATACCTTGAATATCAACAATATCACCAGGAGCAGCATTATGGGCTACTGTTGTAACCGCTCTGGCAGTATTTGTACCAAGGTCTGTAATAGAAAGTATGGATGTATCAGCGGCTACATGAACATAATCAACTCCACCACCAGCAAGAAGCAATCCGTCCTTGTATACAAAAATACCAGCAGAATCTAATCCGGCTGCTCCAGCATCAAACGTGGTCAATCCACCGGCAACACTAGGGAATGTAGAATCAATTGTCTGAACATTCTGGACCACCGCTTGTGAAACAGTAGTTCGTATAAAAATAACTACACCAAACCCTGGAGCAACACCAATAGTGGTATCTATATTCAGTCCCACCAATTGGTAATCTACTCCACCAACCTGACGTACTCCATCATAAAATACTTCCACCTCATTCGTACTGCCAGGAGAAGAAGAAACACCGACACCCAAAGAAAACAATGTTGTCAGGCCATCTCCAGTATGCGTAGTTTCAAAATATTGAGCAGCAAACCTTCCACCAACTGGAACCCATTGAACTCCATCCCAAACAAATACTACTTGAGTATCGGTACAATAAAATAGTTCTCCTGGGGCAGGAATCGGTGACGAAGGCGGTTTAGGCTGAGCAGGATCTGACAAATCGGTGCAAACACCAATTGTGGCCGGAATGCCTTCAAGAGGAAGCCATGCTCCTGGAGGCGATACTGTTTTGTTTGTGAATACATACAATATCTGAGAATCTGTCTCAAATATTAAACGACCATCAAAATTTTCAGGAACACTAACGGCAGGAAGTGCCTGAAAAACTTCTACCACCGCAGCCTCTGGAACACCAGTAACTTCGTCTATGAGAACATTAAGTTCACCAGACTCCAAAAGACCGTAGGGTATCATTTTAATAGCCATTCTTTTTTATTCCTATTATACTACGTCATTGAAACCAAGCAAGACGGCATCATACGTCATGACTCCCGCAGAACCAGCGGACGTTATCTCAAGATTGAGAGTTTCTGCGTTCTTAACAAATCGTCTGTTGCCACCAATAGAGAAGAATGCAGATTTATCAACGTCTGGCCCAATAACTGTTGTCGTAGAGAATACATCTTCTGAAGCTCCTACAAACAAATTGAACTGTGGGTTCGGCGGGCTCACGACCGCTGTCAACGTATTCGGAATTAATATCAAACCAGTCGGATGGAACGTTGTTCCGTTGTTAGGAGCAGTAAAAATTGCTGTTATTCCCACAGTTGCAAAATCAACTGCCGTCGCAGTAGGAAGCATCTCAAACTTCCCAGCATATGAAGTTCCAGCACCCATCATTGGTAGGAATTTGGTGCCATTATAGAAATGAGGTTGGCCATCCACTCCATCAGTGAAGACCTTGTAAAAAAACTGTCCCTCTACCGCATTTGTAGGCTCCAGCGAGTTAGCAAAGTTTTCGAGCAAATGGTATTGCGTATCAGAAATAATCTGCTTATAGGGCGTAATCGCTTGCCCCAACAACTCAACAGAAAAATTGTTACCCGTTGTTTGATTAGGGTTAATCGTCGCTACCGCTGTTCCACGACTATTGAGTACTGTATATTGGCCTGCCATCTTACTCTCCTGTTATCTCAGTATTTATTACTGTCCACCCTATTAGTCACAAATGGAGACTCGTAAGGTATAGACAACTTCAATTATCCTGTTTGCTGATTTCTCTACTGGCGAAAAAACCACATGAGTTACTAAAAGTTCGTCTTCCGTTTTCAAACCGATTTCGTCAAAAACAAAGTTTGAAGTATTGATATTCTTTGTTCCGACATTATCAAATGCTGCTTGTCCGAAAGGCTCGTTCTTGTCTATTACACAACGAATCTCAACATCAGAAAACAATGTTCCGTTGATATGTCTGACAGCCATCTGGTTTCCCTCGGGAGCACCATTGTTGTCATTTACAACCTCGAAATAGACCGGAGTATTCAAATCAGCCGCTCCGCTCGTATTCGGAGTCGCAAACACTATGTTTCCAATAGGGTCGATTGTGGCCCCTCCAGTTCCAAAGTGCATAGTATGTATTGAACCAAATTCTCGGTCTGATATAGCCCGTGCGATAAGAATTGATGCATTCTCCTTGTGGATTGCATTCCTCTTATCGACCCAAACCCTCTCTATGTCGCCATCCATCATAGATTCGTGGTCAACATATTGATTAATCTTCAAGTGTCCCTGAATTCTAGTTACGAAAGTATCAGATAAATCATTCATCTCTTGTCTCTCTTATCCATTCATATTTACTCATTATGCGGGGCAGTCTCCCGGATGCTGCATGATTTGATACGAAGATGGGTAGCTCACTTCTGCATTCGGTAATTGTCCGAGAGAATACATTCCATAAGTGATTCCCAATCCGAATTTTTCCAATTCTATAATCGGAGGCATTGTGAAGCTGTCTCCCACATCAAATAGCTTCGTGAATACCCCGGTGAATTCCCATATTTGCTGTTTTCTCGTGACGAAAAATTGATCTCCAGGATTTACTCCACCTGTATCGTTCCAGACCGAACCATCCCACTCAAAATACCTTTCCGATGTGGTATTAACGATAATTGTCCCAACTGTCCTAAATGTGTTGAATCCTGTTGGTTCGTCATATACCGTATGATCTGGCAAAATGTCATTCACGATTATTGGCATTCTGACAAGAATGGATCTAGGAACATCACCAACCCTTTCGGTTGTGAATTCAAGAACAAACAGGGATAACGGGTCGGGAAGAACATCAAACGATATTATCCCCCCGATAGTGTCATATGTTGTAGCAGGCGAAGGAATAGCACCGTTATACCGGAATCCTCCCTCTGGTCCTACTGGCCATCCATTGTATCTGAATCTAACCACGTCATTAGGTTGAACATACGGAACTGGTTCTGCCTTAATTTCATCATCGACTTCAGGGAACACTATCACAAATATAGTCTGACTTACCAACGCTTCTCTTATATATCTAACAGAGATATTTTCTCCGATTCCTGGTGTATCAACGCCTTGCACAAGAACTGTAATAGCGGCTCCTGTAGAAACAGCACCATCAACTGCATCTGGAACAGAACCTGTCGTTACCAAAGTTAGATCAACAACAGGTGTGCCATTAGAAGCACCTATAAAATCGGCATCTGCGCCTATTAATGCAGTTACGACAGCATCAGAGATATCTTGGTCTGTATCTGCACCAGTGAATGGAACTGCTACCAAAACCTGAAATGTGAAAGTTGGCGCAATAGTAGAACCATCATCAAACCAAAATCTATAAGTGTCTGTAGTAGATGACACCTCAATCAGTGCCGCTGGAACTACACCGGTTGGTAGAGTTGCACCGGTAATGTCAGTGAAGTTGAATTTCGAGGCTTCAGCAAATGTTCCATCACCATCAACAATTGTAGCAATAATGGCTCCGGTAGGAACAAATCCGTCTATAGAATCAGGAACAGACCCAACGGTTGCCAATGTCAAATCGATAAGCGGAGTATTATTTGAAGCAACAGCAAAGTCCGCATCAGCAGCTATAAATGCAGCTTCTACTAAATCAGAAATTCCTTGGTTTGTCTCTGTTCCGATAAACGCGATAGCAGTCAAAACGTTGCCACCAGCCGGTGGAACAACGGTAGAGCCATCATCAAACCAGAATCTGTAAGTTGCCGTTGTTGAAGATACATCAAACCATGCTGCTGGAACTGCACCAGTCGGCAAGGAGGCTCCAGTAATTGCGGTGTAATCAAACAATGTTGATTCAGACAAATCTGTCCAAGCAATCGAATCTGGATTGGTGTTAATAATGGAGAAATCTGGGATTCCTAATGTCGTATAGCCATCCTGTAAAGAATCCCCACGGAACACCATATAAAAGAGGGTGTTGTCTGCATCATCCAGCCCTGGAATAACATCGGTCGATGTTCCACTAGTAGTAAATTGAATGTGCTCTATATCGGCCACCAAAGGAGTAAGAATTCTGATCTCCACAATCTCTCCACCGACCAACGGAGCACCAAAAGTCACCACTCCTGCGGCTACAATATAATCCGTGGTTAACACTTGATACCTTCCGTCAACAAACACAAAGGTTCTATTGCCATCTCCGATCACTTGTCCAGTATTAAACACTGTCTGTAAGGCGACGGCAGTAAAGGTCTGAACATCAAAAATCGAATCTTTTGATCTGTCAGGAGAATTTCCATACCCATGCAGCAAGATCTTTGTTCCAATAGCAGGAGACGGATCTATAGCTGTGAAATCAAAATACATAGAAACAAACGGAACAGCGGCTGGATCTGCTATCGCGCTGACGATTGCATACTCAAACTCGGTTGCGCTAGGAACAGCAGTTACGATCTTTGTTCCCGCGAATTCATCTTGTCCTGGGGTTCCAGTATTAACTCCACGTATCTCAACAGAATCTGTTACAATCACTCCGTGTGGAAACGTTGTTACCACTCTAGCTACATCACCTCCAATATCTGTAATAGATACAATCTTAGATCCTGACGTAAAGGTAACATCATCAACGGGGGAGCCAGAGATATAGGTCGAAATGTCTTGCAAGTCCCCGTTAAGAAAGACAAACACATTTTCTTCTGTTAACGCACTACGATCAAGACTCATTTCAAAATCAGTGGTCACTCCATCACCAATAGTACTTGAGGAACTAGGAGTATTAAAATTATCCACAACAGTAGGAGGCGGCTGAACGAAGTTGATTATCGTATTGTTGGGTGGGTCAGCAAAATTGAAATCAACTCCTTCAGCCATTAATGTTCCCTCCACCCATACATTCAAAATGCATGTTGGAGATTGTGTATCATAACTTGTCGTGATTCCATCGGCAGTAATGCAAATAATATCCGGCGTATTGAATTCTAGAATATGCGGTAGCGCACCTTGCTCATATTCAATTCCTTCCGTTTGAATGACAAATGCGCCCACACTGTTTGTCTGCACTTCGATATGATCAATAACAAAAGACGGAGAAGTGCCGATAACCGAGGTGGAAAATGTTGTAAGCCCAAGATTCCAAAACGGAATAGTGAATGAAATGTTCGCATGTGTTGCATCTGGGCCTCCAGGAGCCACTATTTCAAAAACGTCGCCAAACTGTATAGCATGATCCCCAACAATAACATCAGTGTAATTTCCAACATTAGAAGCAGCCAAAAATTCTACCTCTCCGATAGTAACTCCGTTGACTCTAATCTCATATACAGTATCTGCGGTTGGAGCCACGTCACTTGATGCTGCGGAACCCGTGAATCCTGCCCTAATAATGGCTTCACGAGGTGACATATATCGAAGAATAGTCTGACTAGCAGATGGAGTCCCAATAACGTCTCCATTAATGTCATTGAAAACAAGTAACTCGCCACCAATACGAACATCGTCACTGGTGTTGAAAAACTGAACACCAGGAGGACATATTTCTTGCTTCCCTGCACTAATGATGAAAATCCTTCTACCAATGTCGGCTGGAGTAGAATCCCAAGGAGTGGAATCCCATGGTTGTGCGTCCCACCCTGCATATGCAGGCGTGTGGTCAGTTATAACACAGATGTTAACACTATCACACACTTCATTGTTTAGTCGTTCTTCGGGTGCTCCACCCAAAGAATCGATATCACAGCCAGCCATTACTGTACTCACATCAAACGGTTGTTCTACTCCAATATCCAAAATCCTTGCAATAGCATGTTCATACGTGCCGGGAGCAGGTTGGAATATAGTGTTCGCTAAATCTGGTCCAAGTGTTGGTTCTGGGCCATCAAAGAATCCCTGTGCTTGTTGGATTTCAATAGTTGTGGTGGGACCAAAAACTGCATTTAAGAACGTGACAATAATTTGAGTAGTCGTTTCTTCTATCGTAAAGTTCACACCAACTTCATCAAGATCTACTACGTCACCATTAATCGATACAACAACTCTGGTATTATACTGAATAGGAGTGAAGAAAGCATCGGCTACATATTGTGTTGTTACACCATCACCAACAAAACTAGCTACTGTGTAAAATTCTTGTCGTCCAAGATCTTCAAATTCCCAAAACGGCCTGTCCCAACCAATACCCGGAACTTCTTGTGAATCCCATGGAAACGACTCCCATCCACCATCCTCAAAGGCGGAACATGAAAGCCTGTCAAAAAATAGACTGATTTTCTTGTCTGGGAATTCAATAAGCTGAGTCGTAAATGGTTCAACTTCACCAATATCCAATGTGAGATTGTGTCCTCTCAGTTTCGTCCTGAACGGCTTAACCTCTTGTATATTATCAATGATCGCTTGAACTTCATTTGGTCGTACAAACGGGGATTGATTCGTAGAGACCCTGAAATGACCATTGATATATGAAGTCTTGATCATCCAATCCTGATTTATGCTCTGGACATTCATTTCGTGAATTAAAGAGAACACAATATTGTTTTGTTCTATCTTTTCAAACTCGTCATACGTGTCAAAATAGACCCTTCTGAAGTTTGTTGTATCAAGAGTTATGTTGGTATTGATAGAAACAGTATCACTATCGATTCCAATTAACCCAAAAGCTAATGTAGATTCATCCAAAAGTACATACGTAGCTGGAGTTTCTAATCCTGTCCACGGATCGGTCTCACCAGACTCATTGACCTTTACTAAATCTCCTTCTACATAGAATCCCGCTAATGCTCTAAAATCTCTATCTGCTATAGTAGGCACAGTATCGAATACTACCTTGTTGGCAAATTCATCCTCTATGAACGCTGTTCTTTGCCAATACCCTGTAGGATTAGAATCGCTCAATTCATCAGATAGATCGAAAATGTCAAGAAACGGGGAATCACTTAGCGACAAGTTCTTTCTTCTAAAGACAAGATTTATCGCTTCGATATAGACCCTAACCGCCGAATCAATATCTCGGAAAACCGTTTGAGGGGGGAAGAAACAAGAACCGAACTTCTCTGATTCCGAAAGAGTAGGAGACGGAACAACACTACCCTGCTGATCAATCTGGGACATAGAATCGATAAGTTTGTCAACGATTGGTTGCGGAACAGAAATGAAGTTGTCCTTCTCCGAGACCAACTGCCATGCGACATGCGTTTCAAGCTCCCGTTGATCAGTTATTACCTCAATAGCGTACCCATTCTCTACTTTCTCACCATCAGTAAAAATGATCATATGATTATCGTCTACGATGGCGAACCAGGAAATTCCTTGAGCAGTAGGATCAGCAATCCTGTTAGAAACTTGGTCTGCTGTAAGACTCTTTTTCGAGTTTGTTCCTTCATTGTTAACAATCCAGAAAAAATAACTCGTTTTCGAAAGTGCAGTAGGACCAGTTGTGGTAATTACAGTATAAGAAGGATCGTCTTCATTGAAAACAGCACCTGTTGGTGCGTCCTCTCCTTCCAAATTCGAAATGAACTCTTCCCAATCAGCAGGAGCTACGGGAGATTCTACCCATTCCAATATATCGATAAACCCAACTTGAATCTGCGGATCGCCTGTAGCAGGGCTAGCAGGCTGAGAATCGATTTCATATTCTAGCTGAGTAGTCGTAGTTGCAGTTACTAATTGCTGCAAAGTATTGTAATTTTCTTGTTCTGCACCAAATATATTGATAGGTACAGTTTCTCCAATAGGAATTCCGTGCGGAACTATTGCACCAGACCCGAACGAATCAAGAGTCGTAATGGTAACAATTTCATCAACCCTAGTAATAATCGTCTTAAAGAATAGAAGATCTCCCCAAAATCTTGAAGCATCTTCATATTCACTATTAGGTGCTAAGGGACCACTGGAAATCCTACTTCTGTAATCCACATATTTTCGACGTGCGGTGTTCCACCAGTACGTACCTACTTGCTTTTCCGCCCAACACAATTCATCAGAGAACACAGCATCGGGACCAGTATTATACCTAGCAGGATCTATCTCTTGTTCCAAATCGAGTACACAATCACCAAGACTATCAACTTTTCCAACCTCTGGATCAAAATTCGTGTGCGTAAGCACGGTGAGTCCAGTTTCTTCATCGAACAGCTTGGTTAGAAATTCGTAGTTTTCAACATCTGGAAGATTATCCAAATCTGTAGGGAACTTAACGTTGCATACCAAATTCTTTCCTAGTACTGGTGGCCTTATCCATCTCGGATTGGCATCTGGATTACTTCTGCTGAATGCGGCGACAGAGATTGTCCTATCCGAAGGATCATCTACCTCCTGGAATGCAACGATTTGGGTTTCATCAACGAAATCATTCTTATCCACCCTGAACTGAATTATATCCCTTCGTGGATCGCCAAATTGCTGTATCTTCCATGCCCACTCTTCAAAGATGTCCGTATTTTCAGTTCCTAAAGTGGTTCCTCGACTGAATGCGAAAATTGGTCTAATTGTTCCTTTCGTCTGAATCATACCACGAAAATAATCAAACCTAGTTCTGTCGTCTGCGCCAACAGGTATTAAGAAGTTGAGATTATCAAACGTTGTTCGCCCATCGAACTTTTCACTATCTTGTAGTGATCGAAATCTTGTTGGATTAGGGGGAGAATATCCGACTAAATTTCTAGCCAGACTCCTTTTCAGAGGATCATCAACAGGATCGAATCTATCATATAATCTAGTCAAATCCTTTGCTTGTTTTTCGAAGTTAGGAAGTAATGTTCCTCCCTGTATCAAAAACCCGTTAGCCTCGATCCTTCCTTTCCAGTTCAACGTTCTCAATGTATCCACTCTCAACGTCTCATGGAAAAGTCCCAAAATGGGATCATAAATTATGTCATTGAACTTAGTAATATTGGAAAAGATGACTACATGCTCATTCTCTGTTATGTTAACCCGACTCCCGAAGATTCTTGTATCATCATTCGTCTGATCAACCCTTTCTATGGTAAGTTGGCCATCTATTCTGGATACAAAAGTCTCTTCAACGGGAATTGGTTCCGAACGTTGATTCAGCACCCCAAAAGCGCCATTCATGATACTTTCTACGCTAGAAGTTTGTCCAAATTCTGAAGAAAAATTGACGATGTTCTCTATCGGGCTGTACAAAAAGAAGCCTTCATCCAAAATATCGACTTGCCTGTTCCTATTCCAGGGACTCTCTACATCCAAGACCCATTTGGCAAACCTTCTAGCCCCCAAAAGCCAGTCTCTTGCTTCATTTCCTTCCGAAAGACTATCAAATATCCATCCGTCCTTTTTGAGGAATCTACCATAACCAATAAGGAAGTTAATCACTTCTGTAGAACTGGCAAAAAATCGTCCGTATTCAATTCTATCAAATTCTCCGGTTCCTTCGGAAAAATAAGGGAACGAAACACCATCAATGAAAAATTGCTTCAATCTAGTACTAGCAGAAGATTGCGTGGTAAGGACATTCACGGAAACAATGTCTCCAGGCTCCAATTCCACTAAATTCTCAATTATCACTGAGTTTGTATTCGTTATGGTGATATGTTGTGGTTTCATCCTGAGACCATTAACCAACACTGCTAATTTTGCAGTATCATTATTGAGCTTGTTACTAGGAATATTGAACTCTGTTACTTGGAATTCTCTAGTCACTTTAGAATCAGGAAACACCGATCCACCGGTAACATTATTAGCATCTTCGTCTATAAACTCTACCGTGAATTCTTGACGCAATTCTACTTGTCCGCCAACAATAGGAACTGCTGGTCGTTCTGTTGTAAAGAACGGGTCAAACGGATCTGTTCCAAAAACCCTGTATCCTTCTGGGGATTCTCTTGCTATTATCACACCAGAACAGAATTTCTGTTCTATAGGTTGAGATTGATACAGTAGTACATGAACATCTTCGAATGGTATTTGTTCGTTGGATAGAGTGAATATGTCTGTTCTGGCGTTGCTTATGAATCCAGAAGTCTTCCATCCGAGAGCAGGCTGTGTATTCCTAATCACTTGACCGAAATCTGTAGATGGATCCCCTCCGTCGATATTGATTTTCTCAGCAACCCAGGCATTGACGCCAAGTTCTTGCGTTTTGTTTCCGTTTTGGTCTATTTCTAGATGGAGTAGAATTTCGGAAATACTAGGTCTGGTCAAAGTGTCCCTATGCACCACATGAGGGGCTGTTGCAATAGGACATGCTCCATTATCACCAATATTGATGTAAACTTCTGTCCAAAGAGTATCCAACCACAATCCGTTCTTCATCAAGTATCCATTCAACGCTATAGAAAACGAGAAGAACGATGAATCCAAAAAGTCTTGTTCAACAGGAGCACCATCACCATAAATCCAAAAATCATCAATTCGCTGCTTATCGAGGCTGTCTTCTATTACAACACCAGATGCAATAGGATCCAACAGTTCTCCAGAAACATCTACTGGAATAGGTCCAGTCAAAATAAGATCATCTCTCTGAAATGGTGCTACAGGATTGTCAACAAAACCAAGAGCAAAATCCACCCACATAGAATGTGCGTTTCCGTATCGAGGGGTTCCATCTGGAGCCGTAGAATCTGGAACATATTGGGCTCTCCACCAATCTGGTTCTACTTTGTATCCCATAACTTCCCATGGATGGGAATGTGGTCTTGCGGTATTGTAAACTCTTCTGTAAATTCCTTTGTAATGCCCTTCAACACCAGCAGATCGATAGTTCCAAGTAAACGGATTGTTAATATCGAAAATAGTATTTTCAGAAAAGTCTTGTTCTCTGAAAACAATAAATCTCTCGAAATCTCTTCGTGTAATTACTCGAAATTCGTTATCCGTATAATCGAAAGAAAAGGGACGATTGAACCGTTGGATAACAAAAGTTCCTATACCATTGAATATATAAAATTCGCCATCACTTAGATTTTCAAAAACATCATCTACTGATGCTTGTCTGGTAAGCCATGTTTGGCCATCAAAATTAGCAAACACACCTTGTATCGTAGAGAACACTCTTAATCCTGTAGCAGGAGCAGGAATGGCATTAAAGTCCTCAACCACATCATCCACTGGTTCGATACTTGTTATAGGTACCAAATTACCAAAAAAGTCATCTAGTTGAAAATTGGATTCTGAAAATCTGGACGAAAATCCTGCGGTTTCTATACAATACTCAACCGGAATTACGTCAAAAAATCTACTCTGCAAATCCAACCACACCAAATCTCGATCATCACCAAAAGACGGTAGTATTGTCCCTTCGTGCCCTCTTAGTTTGTCTCCATCGATATCGGTAAATGCTTCTGGAACAAAACACGGGGATGCACCCACACGGGGGGCGGAAGGAGCTATGAATATGGGTCTAGGATTACTAGGATCTACGGGATTGGCAACCCCACCAACTACTGTAGTTGTTATATACGTTCCCATATCGGATAGAAAGAACGGAAAATCTTCGGTTCTTCCTACAAACAGACTTGTCAAAACTGCGTCTGCTGCTTCGGAAGGCAAAATTGTTAGCATACCTTCTGGAGTATTAAAAAGAGCCTCTTCCCAAAACATGTTCAGTTTGTTCACGAATCTAGAAAGAGTCTTATTGTATTCCTTTGCCATCTTTCTTATAGCATCTGACATATCCGTTCTTGGGGACTGGAGAAGGGCTAAAGCTCGTAACTGAGTCTGTTCACCATCTACCAAAGTAGCTCCCAAAGTGGTATCCTTCTTTGTCCACCTATACGAATTCAGTCCAAGGGAATCCCCAGAAAATGTTTCTTGAGCAGATATCACCGAACTCATGTGTGTAAGAATTCTAGAACGAGAGAACACTTCCAATATTCCATGATCCGGGTTCGACTCAACTCCTAGAGGAATCTCATACAACCCATTTGCATCCTGCTCTTGCATCGTGAATTCATCTGCTTTCTGCCATACAGAATGAGTAAGGTTAGTATTGGTATCTTTGAAATATTTATACCCTAGAAATGCCGAAGTATCCGCTTCTAATGTAAGTTCAAATACAGATTCTCCTGTTTGATTTAGAACAATAGGGAACCCTAAAACAAAATCATCTTCTCCAAGTCCTACTTGATACTGATAAATTGTTGTGGTCTCTCCAGTATCAGTGATTTCGTCCACACCGGCATCATATGAGAACTTCTTAAATATCGGCAAATCACTCCTAAAGTCTCGCACATCTCCAGCTACTGGCTCAATTCCATTCCAAAATTCTACAATAGCACGAACTGCTTGATCCTGATTATCTCGTTCATCTCTATCAGCCGGAGAAAGATCTTCAAAATGTCTCCACCAGTTATTCGACACCCAACCATCAGTTATATCGACATAGTTTCGGGTATCGTACAAGTACTCTCCATCAGTTCCCGCCGCTCCCGGAGGACCGTCTGCTGGGGTGTACACCAAATCCACAAACACTCCGTTCCTGAAGATTTTAAGAATCCTCTTTGGAAACAGTCTCGCATCTTCCCATACCATGTTCTCTCTTGGTCTATCCGGGGTTGCAAAATCGACAACAATTGGTTGAGGTAACCATCTATCGGCATCGTCTCTGTAAAGCCACACCAACGGGCGATTAAATTCTAGTCCAGTTCTGGTGATATAGTAGAAATCTCCCACCATCGGATTGGGGCCAAGATCTGGGGTCGTGATATTTGGTATGGTACGAAAGAAAAGCAAGACCCACGCAGCACCATCGGAACGATACATAGAACGATCTACGGTACTAGCATCCTCTACAAGAGTCCCTTCTGGACCTACAGCCGGAAGACCATTGACTATGGTTACATCTCTTTTTTCTAGTGTGGAAGCAGATAAATCGGTTAATTCGTAAAGGGTCGTCTTGCTATGAGAAGCCTCCTTCGTGATATACTCTCCGTTTACATCGGCTGTTCCGTCTCCGGTCCATCGATAGCGACTGAAGTTGATATGCTTGTCGAAATCAACAGGAGGGGACCACGTATAGAATCTAGAACTAAAAATCCTATTTGGATCATCCACAATGCCTCCATTGGACTCGATATTCTGTACCAAGTCAGTATAAAATGCGGAGGAAATTCTAATCTGGGATTCTGGGTCAATAAAAGTAGCACCAACCGATAGCTGATATTTCTGCCGCTCGGGAGTCATTTCGACAACTGGTGGGGTACGTTCTAAATCTTCTGCCGTCAAATCATTCAAATCACCGATATAACCATTGAGGAATCCGGCTTCCTCTGGTTCAAATAGGGGATCATCCGCCACAAACGTCTCTCTATCGTTCTGCGGTGTTTGCTGATTCTGAGGATAAGAATTAAAAACTCTCCGTTGTTTCGCCATATTTTTTCTGACCCACTGTAGTATGGGATTATTTATCAATTAGATACCATGTTTTTCTGAAGGAAATATATGAAATCAGGGGTTGACTTCAAGTGCCAAGGTATTCTATAATGACGAAAATCCCATTATACCTATCAGACAGGAGACAATTACGTGGATTATTACTTTGTGACAAAGGATCAAAACGACGAAGCTGTCGCCATTGGTCACGTAGAGAAATCGAAGATGACCACCGGCAGCAAGGTCGCCGTTATCATCGAAGACCGTCCAGGTCTCAAATGTGTTCTTCTGACGGAAGGGCAGTTTGGAACATATCAGGCATTCAAGTCTCTTCTTACCCTCAGATACATGGCGCTAACCGATTCGCGCATTTCTGAGGAACAGGAAGTTCACATCTTTTCGTTTGAGAAAGGCGAAATTCTGGATATCTGATTTCCTAAAAACCATTTTTTAAACCAAAACTAGGGAGAATACCCAATGACTGAAACAGCAGTAGATATTGCCGTGGATGAATCTGAAAAGGTTGATTACACGAAACTAATCCGAATGAACCGTCCCGTAGCAGACTCGCTGTCGCTACAAGGGCTCTTATCAGAAACCGAGGATCTTTTGAAGACCGATCCAAAAGAAGCCCTAGCAATTCTGGAAGAAGCTCAAGAAGTTACCTACAGTCTTTCGGAAAAAATTGATGATTTGGTGGGCAACCTACACAATGCTCTACATAACGATGAAAACGGAATCGCCATCGGTGGAGAACAACGTCCTATGGATTACCAACTCGTAACTGCTTCCGGTGCATCAGAGCTTGCAGCAGCAGTGGACGAGCAAAACTCCAAAGGATGGAACGTATCCGGTGGGATGGTGATTGGTCCAGACGGCTCCTTCTATCAGCCGATGGTCAAGCACAACAACATAATGGATTGGTAATCAGACGACAAGAGTACCTATTCTCAACTCTTCATCCGATAGGGACTGGACAACTTCCACATCTTCGCTGCTTGCAGCGGAGATGAATAGTTCGTCTGGTTCCGATCTAATCTGAAATAGCCTTCCGAACGTCTGGCTCCCAAATACAGGAACAGCGACCACCGTTTGTAAATCCGGTGCCAATTCCCTATGGATAAACGCTATCAATTCCGTCATATAGAACGTTTCACCGAAATCGAAATTATCCAACGCAAAGAAAACGTCAATTGCGGTCAATACTCTGGTTTTCAAATCATTTTCACTTATGACAGAACCTGTAGTTTGGATTATTTTGAATATGGCCTGTAACTCCGGCTCTGCTTGCCTTCCAAACAATACTTTATATCTCGCCGGTCTGAATACTATCGAATCAGAAATAGAATTGAAATTTTCAAAATCGGAAAACTGTAATCTAAGTTCTTCCGGCGTCGGGGGTTGCGGCAAATCATCAGCATCAACATTATTGAATAGTGCGGTTCTAAACGCATCATCATACGTAGTCGTCAAAAGGTGAGAATCAATGATATTCGAAACACTTGGGTCGATTCTAAACGCATCTGGCGAAAAGTGCTTCCATATGAACTTTAAGTGATCTCGACCAATAGCCGAAATAAAATCCGACTGATCAGGAGCAACTTCCCAAATTGAGGTTATAGTGTTCGCAATAAGCCATGTATTGGGTGTTAGATCAAGGTGTATGTCACCATTGGCCACAGTTTCGTCCGTTGGATCTCCTTCAGCAATGTCTCCTTGTGCAGAAAGCCCATAAGTTCCCTTCGGACTAGTCAATCTGTTGATAGGATCGTTCACTGTGAATCCGAATTCTTCAATTTTCCTCCAAAGAACCAGATCAGTAATTCCGTCCTGAACAACTAAATCTCTAAACACAAACGGATTGTCAAAGAACCCGGAACGATCTTTGTCTGCTGGTACTACTTCCAAACCATTGGGATTCACATAACCATCTACAGTTTTAAGAGTGTCTTCTATGAAAAAGAACACTTCTTCACCAATGAAGTTCACAGTACAGGAACTAACAGCCAGCGGCCCTAAATCAAATGCTGGCTGATCTTCAAAAACACCTTCGATATCACATACAGTACCTGCCGCACCCGCTATTAGAAATATAACCAACTTAAACCCTGCTGCTGGTGCAACTGAGAATACAATATTGTTCGTAACAATTGACCATTCGGGGGAATTGGACCAAGGGCCTTCCTGCATAATACCATCAAAAGCTACTATCACCCCTTCATCATCGATGGCGGTAACACCAGCCAAGGGAAATTGAGTTTGTATACCATTTGTATCAAAAACGAACATTTCGCTTTTTACGAATTGAGGATTAAATGCAGAGGTGATTCTTATTGCTGTTAATGCAGGAGGGGCAACTGTAAATGTAATGGTAGCAACACCTGGGCTAGTCTGAGCCACAGAATAATCATCTCCAAGTGCTTGAATAGACCCATCTATGGCGACCAATATAGTATTGTCTGTTTGATCTCTGGCAGAGACCAAATAATCCGTCAATAGTCCGTCGCCAACAAAATTGAAAGTTTTCCATACTGCTCCATCTATTCCTGCAAGCTGATAAACAGTACTTCCAACACCAGAAGACAAAATTGCATCATGAACTACACTTGCATTGTCTCCTATAGAACCGAAGGTAAAGTCCAGAGATGGAGCCTGCAAGACGCCATCCAAAAACGTAAATGAATTGTTTACAACAGACACTCTGACTCCAAGATCATACTCATTTGTCGTACCATCCCCTTCATCAAAAACGACAGATGTTTGAATGGATGTCAACTGTTCGGATATACATACTTCGATACCTGAACCGTCTGCCGGAGCAAAAGTAAACCGTATGATATCACCAGATACATCAGAGATTATTACATAGTCGATATTTCTAATCTGAAGAATATCGTTAATCGTAATAAGTGCTGTTGGGTCTAGCGGAGATTCGTCAGTCTGAAAATCAGTTTTTACACCATCTCCAACAAAGCCAAAACACCTAAGAGGACAAGCGAGCCCGTCAATATTAGATACGTCTCTCCTACGTAAACTATCCCTTGATTCGTTGCATTCCAAAAGAACGATTTCATCATTAAATGCCTCTCCCGTTTCCTGATCTATAACTGGTTCGTTGTTCGCAAAGAAGAAATCATTCTCCCTCGCACTTTCAAAGAACATTCCAAACCCTCTATCTACTATTTTCCACTGATCTTCATCTATTCCACCCGGTATAAACTCTAAGAATACCATCCACGATGCATCTAAATTTAATCCGGTAGTGTCTCCTTGGAACAATAAACTAAAGTCCAGGTTCTTATTCAAGTTGTCAAATGTGATTATCTGATATACCTGCAAATCCTGATTCCATGATATTCCAAAATCGTGCTTCAGATTGATTTGGTCCTGTATAGCTACAACTTCGTCCTGAGTCAGTTTATCTCTAAATGCCGGAAATACTGATACAATTGTAACCCCATTCTCAATCACTCTCTCCAGAATAATGCCATCAGAGATATCTCCGTCATCAATGATTCTCTCTACTTGTACTGTTCTACCTTCAATCGAATCGATTCGTAGTAGAGAATCTGTATCTACAAAATTCAAATCAGTTCCGGTTGCATTATCTCCAACTTTTACTATAGTCCCGTTTTGTGTAAGATTTCCTCTAGACATATCCGACACAATGGATGTTTCGCTCCAAAGGTACTCAATAGAAAAGAATTTTTCGGGATATTCATTGTAATATAGAAGACTTTTATCAGACTTTAGAAACAATGGTTTAATACATTGGTCTATTAGTTCGTCTACTCCTACCACCGCAAGGTCAGCGGATTTGAAAGTGATACCCAACGTATCCCTCTTGTAGTACCGACCATCTTCAGCAACAGCTTTCACGTTCTGGTACAATCCGGTTGGATCATTTAGTTTGGCAAACCTAGAATGTCCAGCATATGTCCTATTGACAGATTTGACCTTTCTAATCGAATTGTCTTTGAGATAGAACTGATTGTAATCCTGACCAGTGATCATTCGGTTCTGAGTAAAGTAAACCTGATTTGCTCTAGTTCGTATATCAAAATTAGTATCAGTAGTAGCTGCATTTACAAGAGAGCTTTTTAAAGACAGATCCATCTGCAAAAGAAAAATGGTATCATCTACCACATAGGGAACAGTGACTGTCTGACTAGCCAAATCGCTTGGCCGTACAATTTGTGGTTGCGGATTTGCTGTTCTATACCAAAACCTAAAACGACCAACAGGTATGGCTCCAAATTTGCCATCTCCGAATCTTACTCGTACCCTATCATTTTCCAAAGTATCCAATTCATATACGTCTCTGGAAGTTGCAGTCGGTTCCGTAGTAAATGATACGCCTTCGCCAAATATGGTATCAACTTGATCCCAATCAGCAATAACATCTCCTTGTTCGTCTATCTGCTGTATATAGAAATCGTCACGATTTATGTTCTGTACATCGATGGTTTCTATTCGAACAACCTCTGGGGTATTGAAATCTCGGTCCTCAAATGATAAAGTACCTTGCTTAAGTTCAAAAAAGAAGCCAGTATTGGCAGATGCTAAACCTCTGCCATCTTGTTTGAAGAAGATATGAGAAGCGTTTACAGGGTTTGGAGGAAGTTCTTCAGTAATTCCAGTACTTTCATCAAGAACAGAATTTGTCACTTCAAACGGAAGAAATACTCCATTCACGGATGTACTGAATGGAAATACGCCACCAGGGGGGCCAGAAGAATTGAATCTATACAAATCCGTTCTATCAGAAGCGTCTTGGAATCGAGCCAATGGTCTGCCGAATTGGGATCTCACCGTGAATGCAGAATTCATTACGATAATAAACTGTTCGAACCAATCCTCGTTTGCAGGGTCGTTCCATAGAATGTCCCTATTTTGTAGTGGGACATTATTGGAATCGAATAAAGGTTGGTTGGTTCGAATCTTATCAACCCTGATGAATCCGCTAGCACTTTTGACTCTGTTAACTTTGAACGATACTAATTCTGCCAGTCTAATAAGACTGTCTCTCCTTTCTGCGGTAGAAAGGAAATTTTCTCTGGTGTTTAAATCAATACGGAAACTGATATTTTGAGAAAGCCAAGCAAGCACTTCAACTTTCATGACGAATTCACTACTGGCAATCCAGTCGTTGAATTCCTCTGGAAATACGTCTCTCAAATGGTCAAATATCGCAGCCGTGAGATTGTCAAAATCGTAAGCTCGGAATTCAACATTTTGAATAGCCTCATAGATTCTAATCCAATCTTCACTGACGAAAAGAGTGTTTTGCCTTTGAAGAGTACCCATTATCCTCTTTCCTCAAAAATAACCCGAAAATTTTCAACCATGTTAAATTCAACCAATAACAGAGATATATTCAATGTAATACTATTCCGGTCAATGTCCAAAGAAACCCCGACTTCTAGGGGTTCTACACGAGGATCTTCACTGAGTATTCTTTGCGCATCAGCTATCACTAAATTCTCAGTTCGGGAATCCATGATATCAAACAGCAAATCGTGTATAATAGAACCAAAATCGGGTCTTCCTCTACGATCACCCAATTTCGTCTCGAAATGGTTTAACAAATCTCTCTTGACCAAATTAGCATTGAAGGCTCTAGTATCAACACTTTTCACACCAACGGAGGAAAAACCACGATATAAGGATGCAACCATTGACTTGTTTTCCTTTGAAACATATATAAAAAGGTCTTCAGACCACCAAGTATTTATCAATCATTTTCGTCACCATAAACATATGGCCGGGGGGTATGCCTATGCAAATAAAAGATTCTCACGTTTTCGTGAAGTCCTACACACAGCCACTAACCAAAGAACAGGAGTACAGTCTTTTTGAAGAATTACAATCAACAGAAGATCCAATCGTCAAGAAAAAACTAACCGAGAAGATAGTAAGCCACTATTCACCAATCATACGAAGGGCTGTAAAAGACCTTTCCAGCTACAAGATGGAGAAGGAGGAACTTCTATCCGAAGGAGTTACCGCCCTCCTAGAAGCCTCAAGAAGGTTCGACTTGGAGCGAGGTTTTAGGTTTTCCACTTATGCCAAATGGTGGGTAAAGGGGATGATGTATAGTCACATTACAAAAAACTATTTCATGGTCCATGTCTGCACGAGCCACAATCGGAAGAACCTATTCTTCGGACTCAGAAAGATTATAGCTATCGAGCTAAAAAATCACGGGTCATTCCGCCTTACGGGCGCTCTCGCTAACAAGTTGGCCGAAGAATACTCTACCACAACAACTGAAATTCAGATGATGTATGACATGATCAAAAAGCCATATGACATGTTTTCGGAACCCATCGGTAATTTCGACCGAAGTGATGGAGAAAAAATCACGAAGGGCGACACTATAGGAGACAAGACCCCTCAATCCGAGGATATCGTCATTGACTATAGCGTTTTAACGTTCCAAAGGAAATTGATTACGGATGCAATGGAAAAAGTTCTCACCGACCGAGAAAAGAGAATCTTTGAGCAGAAACTTCTTCTCAACAAGCCAGAACAACCGACCTTGGAAGCACTAGGAAAGGAATTTTCTATTTCCAAGGAACGAGTAAGACAGCTTCGGAATCATGCTAGAAGCAAAATAGAAAAGGAAATTATTCAAGTCGTCAATGTAATGGGTATTGACCCGACCGACTTTTACATCATATAAACGAGGGGTATGCGGATATCAGCATCTAGTATGTTGGTATTCGCATATTTTCTTAAGCAACCAACAGATTACTAGAATCCCAAAAGGTAGACAATTCCGCTCTTCTTCTATTAACCAATCCTTGATTATTGACTCCACTCACAGTGATCCATCGCATCCACGCTTGCGGGATATTATTAAGCTGGCTGGTATTGACTGCACTAGCTACTGAACTTCTCGCAAATGCTCCATTTCCTATATTGAAAGAAAGAGAAACCATTCCATCAAACTGGTTCTGAGTGATGGGGGCTGTTATTGTCTGACAAACTCCCTTTTCGAATCGTACAAGATCAAGACGGAACAACCTATCAACCTCTTCATCAGAAATTCTAAGATTCACTCTGTTTCTCGTAAGTTGTTTTATATCTTCTCTAGTAACCGTTCCCGAAATGGTGTCTCCAAAGATTACGTCACCAGGAATAATCAAGTGCCCTACTCCAATCGTGGGTTTTCCTCCGGCGTCAAGATATCCATTATTCCTAACAGCTTCATGCTGTTTCAAGAACTGAACCAATCCATCAGATGAAGTAAAATTACTACAGTCGTCTATCTCTCCCGGCAGGGGATCTCGTATCTTTATGTATTGGGGAGCTTCTGCTACAGAATTTCCAGAATAAGGAACAGCCTGATACAACCCTGGCAGATCTCCAGGATTTGGAGAACCCAAAAGACTTATGGGAGACAACGCAGCCAGTGTTGTAGCTCCAAATCTAGATTGCTCTTCTGTAGAGGCCGATACGAACCCACCTAATCCGATTGTTTGCTGACATCTATTCGGCCATGGTTGATGTTGAGGAACAACAGATCCAGATATAGTATCAAACTCGGATGGAGGATTCGTACATTGCTGTTTCTCTGTATCCGTAGGAACACGAGGCACCGGGGAAAGAGTTAGTGGAGAAACCGACGATGCTGCCGCTGCTGGAAGTGCAGGAATAGATGGGGTTGGAACACCAGAGTTTATCAATACCAATGCGGCATTCAAACTATAGTTTCCAGTGACAAATAGATTGTATCCTCCAGCAGATGTAATATTTGTAGCACCTCCAAGAGCGCTAAAATTAGCACCGGTCGTGCCAGTGGCAAAGAACCCTCCTAGAGCGAGTATGTTGGTGTCCAGTAATGATTGTATGTGGATCTCTCCACCGGACAGAATATCTATATCCTTTGCCACATCTATCTTGAGGGAGCTAGTAGGTTTGAGTATATCACCAATCTTTAAGTCCAAATTACCAAAATTTTGAATTGTAGTATTTCCACCTATCAAAGGTCCTCCAATACCCCAAGTAGGATTAGGATCGTAATTCAAATCCTGTGGTTGAACATCGTTCTTGTTTAATTCTACGTCTACACTGCCTTTTAGTCTGATATCAGAATTTCTTCTTACTAAGACATTCAGATCTCTCTGAACATCTATATTCAAATCCCTATCGGTTACTAGATTGATATCCTGTTTAGCATGGAGAGAAAATGACCCTTCGCCAAACACATTGATATCACCTTTATCGTCTACCAACTCAATCCACACCTTACCTCTGGCTGTGCTTATGTAGATATACGGCTGGTCGCATGAATCGTTCATATAGATCTGAGAACCGGCAGACGTTCTAAGACGAACTCCTTGAAAATCTGGATGGTCATCCATAACAAGTTGGTGCCCAATAGCATTAACACTATCGAATTTACTTCTCGCTCCTGATGTAACAGTATCATCGCAAAACCGTTTACCAGAAGTAGCATTTATGTTGTTCTTTTCACTACTGTACGTCCATCCTGGCGTTTTAAGTCCAGATACATAAGATGGACTTTCTCTCCTACTACTAGAGTTTCCTGCCCCCCTGACCGGATCACACAAAAGTCCCGCCTCTCTCAGATTTTCGGAAAACTCTCTATGAATTAAAACTTCCTGCAATTCTTTCTCTATCTGAACCGTTCTAGCATCCTGGTTCTCTATTCCGGCAGGAGCAGTATTAGATGGATTAGTCGATAGCTTACGAGTCTTATCCAATGCAGGAATCAATGCATCATCTGGAGCAGAATCTTTAAAACTTTTAGTAACCGGGTGGATGGGTTGCCCATTCAACTGTTTCGAATTGAGATCTTGTTTCGGTCTTCCGGCAACTCCCGGAACCATAAAGTTCGAATCAAACTTGGGGGCACATCCAATCCAATAGGCTTTATTTGGATCTGCATCAGCAAAAAGAATACCTACAGAATCTCCTATCCTGGGTTGTGCCCAAAATCCATAAGACTGGACATCACCATCTTGCGAGTTTCTGTTATCTCCATCAGTAGATGCTTGTGTTCTGTAGCTGTCGCCTCCGAATACCGGAAACATAGGAGTACAATGTATCCATCCTTGCCGTAACTGCTGCTTCCATTCCAGACTTCTGGTTTCATTGAGTCTATCTGGTGTAGTTCCACCATAGGTTGGTGAATTCTTCCTATCGCCTTTATTTTGAAATATAGGAGAAGACTGAGAATTGATTTTAACCCATATCCTTCCGAGACGCTGTTCATCAACATCGTCCATTACCATCCCGATATAAAACATCGACATTTGTTGCTGTGGGTTAGGGACATCTCTTCCGCTAGCCCATTCTGCTCGTATGCTCTTTCCTATATCCATGTGTTATTATCCCTGCCCCTCGTCCTCAGATGTCACCCTACCAATAATACGATCTCCCGGAAGTGGGACTGCTGCAAATCCTGCCTGAATTTCAGCAAGTCCTAATTGCCCTTTTGTATTAAATTCGTCTATCCCAGAAGTCGGAGTAACATTACCAGCATTATTCGGAACTTTTCGTGTACAGTTTTGAGTTTGAGCACTCTCGCTTTCTGCGGCAGGAGAAACAGCACTAGTAACATCATCCATTGTTATCAAACTCTCCGCATAATTTAGGTGATTCGCCTTTCCTCCAGTTATGGTCTGAATAAACTTCCCGCCTTCAAACACACTGGTTACTGAATATACCTCATAGAATCCACCAAGAATGGAACAACTAGTTGTAGCACTCTGCCTATTCGGATTCATCATATCATCCTGTCTGGGAGCAAAGAATCGTAAGAAAATATATCGTCCTGCTTGCCCTCTAACTATTCCAGGTCTGCCTTGTACATTACCAGAAACAGAATTCAAAGTAGGATCCTCTATGGTGTCAACCGATGCTGATGCATATGGAGAAAGCAACCAAATTGGATCTCCCCTAACCTTGAGACTTTCAAGAGACAAAAGATCATTTCTGAGATAATCATCTAGGTTTAGTTGGTACTTGTTTCTAAGTTCTTGTGCATCACTTCCACCAGAACCAAAATAAGAAGTTCTTGGAGAATCATTAAATCCCCCACCCAAAATAGTAAACACGTCGGGCGTTCTCCCTATTGCCTGACAAAATGGTTCAGGATTATCTATCCCTCTACCAAATATAGACTGCAAAGTAGAATCTATAACAGCCCTTTTCTGTCTGATCACTCTACTGTCTGCTTCTATTCGTTCCTGTGTTGATGCTGATTGTTTTCCTATAGTTCCAATCGATACGTTATCTATAAACACATTGGCCCTTTTGATATCAACATTGGCTGGTGCTGATTGCGTCATATCGCCAGCAAAAGCGGCACTATCTACCTGTGTCGTTAACAAATGGTAATAGAATGCTTGAAAGTTTACATTAAAATCCATAACCTCTGTATTCTCTGCTGTATGGATATAGTCATAGATTCTGTTTATCATTCCCAACTCAGCCATCCGTTGGATTCTTGCAGCTTGCGCAGCAGCCGCAGTAATCTTTTCAGCCGATTTCTTATCCGTAATAGTTGCCTTTTTATATGTTGCAAAAGGCTCTATGATATATTCAAGAGTTATCTCGTCCAAATCGTTGATATTTGGATTCGCCCTCACATTGTTATCATAGATAACATTAAACCGGATACCCCAATGAATTCTAGGTTCTTTATATCCTTCATCTTCTGTATTAAGAAAACTATTCCAAACCAGTTCCAGATCCTTCATCGCTGCCTCAAGTACTGACATAACTTCTATTCCGCTACCGGTAGTAACTACGTTTCCGTCTTCTGGTCCCTCACCAATAAATCCGTGCTTGTTTGCAAATTCTTGTGAATAGAATGTGGCTTGTCTTAATTGATCTGGAGCATAGAATCTGTATTTCCTTTTCTGGTTTCCTTGCGTTCTTTCGTCCTTGGCAGTCTCCAACGATTCCTGCAATTTGTCCAAGAACTTTCCAAAAGTGATATCTTTATCAGAAAACACCGCTCCAGCATCCACAATAACCTCTTCCGGTCTCCAAGCAATATGTCCGTAAGGAACAAGACCTATCTCATAAGTTGTTCCCGTATGCTCCAACTTGGCGGGCATTTGAGCTATCATGAAATAGTAAGAGATCTTGTTGATACTTTGTCCTATAGCAGAACTTAAATCTATCTGAGAATCCCAATCTCCAGTATTGGTATTATATCCAGAGAAAAATATATCCAATCTGTATATCATTCTGTTCCAATGAATCCCTCGATACCCTATTTGATCTGCAATTGTTCTTATATTTTCTGGAAAATCGAAACCATGCGGTTCTACCAATGTCATCTTTGCTGTAGTTAAAAATGATTGGAATGGGCTTCCAGGCATTGGGGCCATTATATTTTGGATCTCCAAAGACTGAATATTGAAATAATTTCTTCCCGAAAAATCCCTATCCAGTGCCTCGATAGGTTCTGTGCTTTCTAGATTGGCTTCCAAAGTCGCAAACTGTTCTTCTGGGCTTTCTATGGTTCTAGCAGTCTCATTTCTAAAAACATCACCAGTAGAAGCAATCACTACTGCCGATTCGTTCTCTCTTTTTATATTTCTCAATAATTCATCTATATTCCCTTCACCCTTTCTTGTTGTAGGAGCCAGGGGAAGAATTCTTTGCATTTTGGGGATAACTGATGCCGGTAAAGCAGAAAATACCACATGATATTGAAGATTAATAAACCCATTCAAAGAATTTTCAGGTATGAAATCACCACCACCATTCACAAAAGATTTGAATTCCGCTCTAGGATTTACCTTGAATATATTTGCATTTACATTCTTGGTAGGATTTGCATTATTACAATTATCAAGATCGTTTCTTTTGGAAAGACTGGTTTGTTTTCCTTTAAGAGATCCTGCACGGCTGTTTCGACAATTAGGACTTTCGGCCTCTGGCGCAATTGCCTCTCGCACTCTTGAAGGAATAAAATCACACACCCGCTTTGTTCTGGTTTGTCGGCATACACGCTCAACATTCTCGGTTCTAAAAGCAGAAGTTACACCAAGAAAATCTCCACTCCTAACTCTAGGAAATTTTAAAGATACAGCATCGTTGATACCTCGACGGATACTTCTTTCGAGAGAAGATTCTTGACTCTGTGCAATGGCCTCACGAGTAGCTGGGGAGAATATGAGGGCATCCCTAAGATTTTCTCCCGGAAGTATTTTTTTATCACAATCTTCTACTCTATCTTTCGGACCCAACTTGATCCTTGGCACTCCTGGCATTATATCAAACTCCTAACGAATGATGGATGTGGTATAATATATCTCCTGTCCAATGTTAAATCATAAATTGGATCTTCTAACCCGTTCCTCAACGGAATAACCCAGAACAACTCTGAGTCTCCATAAAGATCCTGTGCTAGGTTGTCAGGGCGTTGGTTATACCTTTCATTTGATAACAGGATCGTAGTATCCAGTCTATTTGGGGATACTGTCCTATGAATGTAATAGGCTTGGAACCTACCAAAGATAGGAGTATAATAGTAAGGAGAAGTTTGAGTATA